AAACGAACAGAGCGACACTACAACTTCAGATGCCAACTCGACAGCGAATACAAAGTTGGAGCAAGCTGGGCTGACACCCACTAAAGCAAACCGTAAGAAGTTTGACTTAGACCTAGCCTATGGACAGGTGCGAGAAGCTAAAGTAGCTGAGATGTTACAAGACAAAAAGATTGAAGTTAAGTCTGAGCGAGATGTCTGGCAGCGTACTGGTAACATAGCGATTGAGTATGAAAGCTACGGTAAGCCCTCTGGTATTGCCGCTACTGAAGCTGACTACTGGTTTCATAATCTTTGCATTGGGGATGATACATTTGCTACTCTGGTATTTGATGTGCCTAGCCTTAGAAAGATTATAGATAATCTAGACAAGAAGAAGTCAGTGAGAGGTGGCGACCATAATGCTAGTCGTATGTATTTACTTAATCTACAGAAGTTATTTTCTAGTGATGTAATCAAGGCATACAAAGGAGAAGGCTAGTGGAATGTTCAGTATTTAACTGGATAGTAATGGCAGCAGTATCATTTGTCTCTGTAGCATTTGGTGTGAGGTTGTTTGGTACTACGCTGATAGAGTATGCCTTGGCTAAACGAGGCTTAGAGATGCAGATTAGAGAGAGTGAAGACGATGACGACACTATTGATAGACGCTGATATAATAGCATACCGAGCAGCAGCAGCCTCAGAGACTCCCGTCAACTGGGGCGAGGGCTTGTGGACACTACATGCCTTTGAGGATGATGTGCAACGGATGATAGATGAAGAGGTATCTAAGCTAAAAGAACTATCAGGATGTGAAGAAGTAATCTCTTGTCTGTCGGGTAGTAAGAACTTCCGCAAGGAGGTAGCAGACTACTACAAGGCGAACCGTAAGGATACGCGTAAACCTCTACTACTTAAATATTGTAAAGAGTATATGTTTGAGAAGTACAATGGTATGATAGAGGACAGGCTAGAAGCTGATGATTTACTAGGCGTGTTAGGGAGCAGCAATAACGCTAAGTACATTATCTGGTCTATTGATAAAGACCTTAGAACTGTACCTGCGATGCACTTGATAGACAACAGCATTGTAGAGATAAGTAAAGAAGAAGCTGACTACGCTTTTTATAAACAAGTATTAACAGGAGATTCTACAGACAACTACAAAGGTTGTCCTAGTGTAGGAGACAAGAAAGCAGACAAGGTTCTAGAGTTAGGATACTTTGGAAATCCTTGGCTGGCAATCGTAAAAGAGTACAAAAAACAAGGGCTGGCTGAAAGTGTTGCGCTTGAGAACGCTAGACTTGCAAGGATACTCAGACATGGCGAGTACAATTTTGAAACAAAAAAGATAAAACTTTGGAAACCCTAGAGGACTGAGATGAGAATTAAAGGTAGTAGTAATGGCTATGTTGTGGAATATCCTCAAGCACTGGAGTATGAAGAGAAGCAACAAGACATATCATGGACTGCTAAAGAGATAGCAGTAGAAGAAGATATTAATGATTTGAAAGTAAACGCAACACCTGCGGAACGACATGGTATCCTAGAGGTGTTGAAGCTATTTGTGCAGTATGAACTTATAGCTGGTAATGAATACTGGGGAGATAGATTTAAGAAGATGTATCCTAGAGTCGAGTTTCAAAGACTAGGTACACAATTCTCTCAAACGGAACTTTGCGTACACGCGCCTTTTTATAATAAAATTAATGAGGTGCTGCACTTAAATACTCCAGAGTTTTATAACTCATGGAAAGAAGATGAGACTTTGAAAGAGCGTATGTACTTTATTGATAAGTATGTATCATCTAAAAAACATCATGGATTGCTGTCGCTTGCGGTATTCTCTTTGGTAGAGGGAGCGATTCTGTATTCATCTTTTGCTTTCCTGAAGTCATTTAAGAAGCAAGGTAAAAATCTTATACCGCAGATAGTAAGTGGTATAAACTTCTCTGTCAGGGATGAAAACCTACATTCTGAGGCTGGCGCATGGGTATTCTTAGAGACATGTAAAGAGCTAGATATAAAAGGTGACAGGTTAGAAGAAATAGAGGATGAGGTAAGGAGAGCAGCGAAGTTATTGTTCTCTCATGAAACTCACATAATAAAAAATATATTTAAGAAGGGTAGCATTGAAGGTATAAGTCCTGAGTACCTAGAGAATTTTGTCAAGCATCGTATTGATGTGTGCCTTAATCAACTAGGAATGAAGCCTCTGTTTTCAATTGTAGATGACTTCAGTTGGTTTTATGATGACATCGCAGGAGCAAAAGCTACTGACCATTTTGTAACTTTATCTAGTAATTATAGTCGCCACTGGAGCGAAGGGGAGTTTAACTGGTGAATTTGTACGAACAACTATCGAAGGAACGTAAGAAAGCACAATGGGATGGGGAAGTACCTGAATGGATGACTACAGGTGGATACCAGATGTATAAAGAAAAACTTGCGTACAAAGATGAGACCTTTGAGTTAGCTATCGGAAGAGTAGCACAAGAAGCAGCCTCATGGGGAGTACACTTGGACTTAGCAGGTAGAAGTAAGAAGGAACTTACACAACGATTTTTCCATCTGATGTGGAACAACTGGTTAGTACCTTCTACCCCTGTACTAGCCAACATGGGAACAGAGCGAGGCTTACCAGTGTCTTGCTCTGGTTCTTTCATTGAGGACAGCATTGATAGTTTCTATACTTCGTTCCATGAAGCAGCGATGCTTACTAAAACAGGTCATGGTTGCTCTTGCTATCTGGGGAACATTAGACCTAGAGGAACAAGCTACGGTGATGGAGAAGGGAAAGCAGATGGCGTACTACCTGTAATAAAACAGATGCTACAGACAGTAAGCAGTGTATCTCAAGGCTCTACTCGTAGAGGTGCAACAGCTTTCTACATTGAGCTAACTCACGGTGACGTAGAAGAGGTAATGGACTATCACTTAGCTAACCCTAAGAGACTGCAAATAGGCTACATAATTACTGATGAGTTTGTTAATGCACTTCAGGGTGGCAGGCAAGAAGCTCAGGTACTCTGGAAGCGACTGATGAAAGTAAGATGTCAGACGGGTAAAGCATATATCGTATTTACTGATAAAGCTAATCGACATGCTAAAGATTTAGGTATACGTTTCAATACTAATATTGTAGCTAGTAATTTATGCACAGAGATTTTCTTACCGTCTAATAAAGAAGAAACATTTAGTTGTGTACTCTCGTCAATAAATGCTTATACTTACGATGAGTGGAAAAAAGATGAGATGTTTGTGCATGACTGTATCTTGTTCTTAAACTGTGTTGTAGATAGCTACCTTGAAAATATGGAAAGGTACGCAGGCATGGATAAAATCAAGACGTTTACTGAACGCTACAGAGCGTTAGGGCTAGGTGTTCTTGGTTTTACGTCATACTTGCAGAAACAATCAATAGCTCTAGAGAGTCTCGCAGCTTCTCAGTTTAACACTGTCTTTTTCAAAAATGTGTTTTCTCAGGCAAAAGCAGCAGGCGACTATTACTACAACGCTACGGTAATGGCAGTAGCACCTAATGTAACATCTGCTCTAGTTGGTGGAGGTGTTAGTCAGGGTATAGAACCATTTACGTCTAATGTGTTTACGCAGGAGACAGCAGCAGGTGATATATACCGAATGAACCCAGAGCTACTTAAACTTATGCGAGAGAAAGGCATACATTCTGAGAGCAACATTCAGGAGATTAAGAAGAACAACGGGTCAATACAAGGCAACCCACTATTTACTGAGCATGAGCAACAAGTATTTAAGACTGCCTACGAGATAGACCAGTCGTGGCTAGTAAAGCTGGCAGGTGACCGAGGTAAATACATAGACCAAGGACAGTCTCTAAACCTATTCTTTGCAGATGACGCGCCAGAGCAGTATATCTCAAGGGTACATAAAGAAGCTGTGCTGTCACCATACGTTAAATCACTGTATTATTTGAACACTAAGGTAGGAGTACAAGGTAGCACTGGTGAGTGCATGATGTGTGCCTCGTAACTTACTGTACTGTAAACACCCCCTATTGGAGAAATTGGAGAATTTATGAACATTCTAAACCAAAATGTAGTAATTCCTGAGTTTGTTTTGCAAATATTAGAAGAAAAGTTTCCTAATAAGCTACCAGAATACCAAATTAATGAAAAAGAGTTAGCACACTTGTTAGGACAGAGGTCAGTAATTAACTACTTAAAATCACTAAATGAGATAGAGGAATAATATGTGTACAGGAATATTTAAGCCACCTAAGCCTCCTGAGCCACCACCACCGCCTCCAACGCCAGAGCCACCTCCAGAAGAGCTAAAATCTCCTGTAACCCCTGCTGAAAAGCGTAAGAGGGCAGCAACAGGAGGTAGGTATCGAAGAGGTTCAGGCGGTATGCAGATAGCTGGCACTAACATGGGTAAAGGCACTTCAGGGCTAAAAATTAATCAAGGGTAGTAAAAATGCACAATAATCAGATGTCAATGGCTAATATATACGGAAACATGGCTGCTGACCGTGAAGCATTTCTTACACGGGGACGACAAGCTGCTGAGTTGACTATACCTACTTTACTGCCCCCAGACGGGCATACAGGCTCAACAGACTATTATACTCCCTATCAATCAGTAGGTGCTAGGGGTGTCAATAATCTGGCATCTAAACTTCTGCTAACCCTACTCCCACCCAACTCCCCCTTCTTCCGTCTAACGATAGATGATTTCGACCTAGCTGCCCTAGCAGGCGCGGAAGCAAGGGGACAAGTTGAAGAGGCTCTAGCAAGAATAGAACGCTCAGCCCAACAGGAGATAGAAGCTAGTGCTTTACGAGTACCTGCATTTGAAGCCTTAAAACAGCTTATCGTAACAGGTAATGTTCTAGTACACTTACAGCCTAAAGGCGGTATGAAGATTTATCGCATAGACCGTTATGCAGTAAAACGCGACACTATGGGCAATCTTCTAAAAATAATTGTAAAAGAAACAGTAGCTTATGATAATCTTCCAGAAGAAGTACAGAAGTCTCTTATAGAGAATCCTCAATATATAGACCAAGGTTCAAAAAAAGATTGTGATTTATATACTTGTATCAAGCGAGTTGGAAAGAAATTTGAGATATATCAAGAAGTTCTGGGTATACCTATCCCCAACTCTCAAGGGTCTTACACTGAAGATAAACTGCCTTGGATGGCACTTAGATTCGTTGCCATTGACGGTGAAGATTATGGTCGGGGTTTTGTTGAGGAATACATTGGCGACCTAAAAACATTAGAGGGCTTGACTAGAGCTATCGTAGAAGGTAGTGCAGCAAGCTCTAAACTAGTATTCTTAGTACGACCTAACGGTTCTACAAAATTAAAGACGCTTGCAGATGCACCTAATGGTGCGTTTGTTCATGGCGATTCTAATGACGTACAGGCACTGCAAGTACAAAAAGCTGCTGACTTGGCAGTAGCAGAAAGAACAGCACAGACCGTAGAAGCAAGATTGTCATTTGCTTTCTTGTTAAATAGCTCAGTGCAGCGTAATGCTGAACGAGTAACTGCGGAAGAAGTAAGATTTATGGCACAAGAGTTAGAGACTGCTATTGGCGGTATATACTCTGTGTTATCGCAAGAGTTTCAGTTACCACTGGTTAAGATACTCTTGGCGCGGATGGAGAAGGCTAAGAAAATGCCTAAGTTCCCTAAAGATACTCTCAAGCCTCAGATTGTTACAGGCTTAGAGGCATTGGGTCGAGGGCAAGACTTAAATAAACTAGCTGCTTTCCTACAGTACCTACAACCACTAGGAGCGCAGGTAGTAGCACAAGAATTAAATATTAATGACTATATTGATAGACTCGGCGCATCTCTCGGTATTGATACTGGTGGTCTTGTTAAAAGCGAAGAGCAGAAGCAAGCTGAAATGATGCAAGCACAAGCCGCTATGCAGCAACAGCAGATGGCAGCAATGGCAGAGAAGGGTGTTGCGCCTGCTGTCAAAGGGTTTGTTGATAGTCAAAACCAACAACCAAGTGAGGAAGAATAATGGAAGATGATAAAAATCGAGGAAGTCGAGGAACGCGAAGAGAGCCACAGGGTAATGGAATATCTAAAGAGCAAATGATTAAAGCTCTTGAAATAGCTAGTTATCTAATACCAGCAGGGGCAGGAATTAATGCTATTCGGCTAGGCTATAAAGCATTAAAGGCTGGTCAAAAAGTAAGACAATTCAGCCAGATTGGTAGAAATAACATAGCACAATTAAAAGCAAAAAGAGATGCAGCGAAAGCAGCAGGGGATACAGCCAAAGTAAAATTGTATAATCAACAATTAAAACAGGCTGGTGGTCAACTTCAAGGAAGAACCAGTGCGGCTGGTGTGGCAAAATTTCAAGCTAATAAGAAAGCTGGGCAAGCGGCAGCCGCTACAGTGCCTGCCGCAGTAGCAGGCGCAGGGGCAGCAGCAGCAGCCAACAAGAATAGAAACAATAAAAACAAGGGCACTAGTAACACAGGCGGTAGCACTACAGCAGCAGATAGAGCCTCAGCTATTAGAAACTCTGGTATAATGTTAGCTAAAAAGGCTAAGGTAGAAAAAAAGCCTAATGATTATTCTACTCTAATGAAACGAAACCTAACAGATTTTGAACAAGCATTTGCTAACGCAAGAAAAAATAAGCAAAAAATATTTCCTTACAAAGGTAAGGAATATTCAACTGAAGTAAAGAAATAACTCAACGAGGACATTAGAATGGAAAATATCCAGACACACGAAGAAGTTAATGAAGATACTGTAGAGAGTGCAGACCATGTACAAGAGATGCTGCAAAAAGCAGAAGAGCTAGAGCAGCTAAACAGTACAGAAGAACGCCCAGAGTGGCTACCAGAAAAGTTCGCATCTGTCGAACAAATGGCAGAAGCGTATAAACAGCTTGAACAAAAGCTAGGTAGCCAAGGACAAGAGGAAGAAGAATATGAAGAACAATATGAAGAAGTAGATGAAGAAGTAGATGATGTTGATGTCAATGCAGATGCTTCTCAAGTAGAACAAGTTATTACAGATGCAGGGCTAGACTTTAATGCCATGCAATCTGAGTATGCACAAAATGGTGGACTGTCGGATGAGACTTATGAAGCTCTAAACGAAAGTGGTTTTCCACCAGAGTTAGTTGATAGTTGGATACAAGGTCAAGAGGCTCTTGTTAATAACTTTCAAGAAACAGTATTTGAACAAGTAGGCGGTCAAGAAAACTATCAACAGATGTTAGCTTGGGCAGCCGATAATTTATCAGATGGTGAAATCGCAGCCTATGATAATGCTATAGATTCAGGAGACTTAGGTACAGTGCAACTAGCACTATCAGGACTCCAAACAAAATTCCAATCTGAAACTGGAACAGACCCATCTTTAATTGATGGACAATCTACTACAGTAGCAGGTGGAGCGTATGGTTCGTGGGCAGAAGCTACTGCGGATATTGGTAATCCAAAGTATGAGACTGACCCCGCGTTCCGTGAACAGGTTGCTGCAAAATTAATGCGTAGCAACTTAAATTAGTTAATTCTAAAAAGGTTCAAACACGCGACTAAGTATCTATGACCCAGTGCGCTGGACAATCCTAGAAAAAGGTTAAGTGAATGACTGAATAGAATACTTATACATTCAATCATTTTATTTAATTTAGGAGATTAAAAATGACTACATTTTTTGACAACTCATCAGACTCAAGTCTGTATACGGGTGGTGCGTCTCTGCTAGGTCAAGCGTCACAATCTGGTGACCAACGTGCGTTATTCTTGAAGCTATTTGCTGGTGAAGTTTTAACAGCTTTCCAAGAGCGTAATGTTGCAATGCCTTTGCACCGAGTTCGCACAATCCGCAACGGTAAGTCTGCTCAATTCCCTGTAACTGGGCAAGCTACTGCTGCATATCACACTGCTGGTCAAGTTATCACTGGTGGCAAGATTTCACATCAAGAAATCACTGTTACTGTAGATGACTTACTAGTATCATCTGTGTTCATTCCTCGCATTGACGAAGCTATGAATCACTATGATGTTCGTTCAATCTACTCAAAGGAAATTGGTAACGCTCTAGCTAACGTAGCTGACCGTAACTGTTTCCGTACAATTGCTAAGGCTTCAATGACTACAGCAGCACAGACCAATGACCTTGAAGGTAAAGGTGGCGGTACTGTTGGTGTAGGTACGGCTGCTTCAGGTGAAGGTATTGTAAAAGGTATCTTCCGCGCTCTAGAGCAGTTTGAGAGCCGAGACATTGTTGGTGAAAAGTATTGCGTACTATCCCCAGACTTCTATTATGCTCTGTTTGGTACTAACACTACTTCTCCAACTACTTCAAACCTATACTACATGAACCAAGATATTAATGGTTCTGGTAGCATCGCTTCAGGTCAAGTCCCTACTATCGGTGGCGTTAAGATTCTTATGTCTAACAACCTACCGTCTGGTGACCAGTCAAGCACTTTAACTAACTCTGACCCAGCAACTAAACGTGGTGGTTCAGCAGATAGTTCATATAACGCTGACTTCAATAACAACGACCTTTCTGCTGACGCTGCTGATGACGGTGTAGGCTTTGGTGGTCTTATCTTCACTAAAGATTCAGCAGCTACTGTTAAGTTGCTTGACCTTGGTGTTGAGTCTGAGTACCAAATTGACCGTCAAGGTACATTGATGGTTGCTAAATACGCAATGGGTCACAACATCTTACGACCTGCTTGTGCTATTGGTATCAAGGCAATTGCATCTGACGATTTTGACCCTAGTTAATATCGTTAATTAAACTTATAGGGGTGACTTAGGTTGCCCCTATTTTTTCAAGAGGACATTATGAGTACATCACCCACTACTAAATTAGAAGCTGTAAACACCATGCTGTCTATCATTGGTGAAGCACCAGTAAACAGCCTACAAACTGGATTAGTTGACGCTGAAACTGCTGAGACTATTCTTAATAATGTCTCAAGAGAAGTCCAATCTAGAGGATGGAACTTTAACACTGAGTTAGATTATGTTTTTTCTCCAAATACTGACGGAGAAGTTGTTCTACCATCTAACATCATTCGCGCAGATAGAGCGCAAAGTGAACAAAAATACAGAACATCAAACGAAGAATACATACAACGCGGAAACAAGATATACGATAAATCTAATCATACATTTACAATCTCTAAGAAACTTAAATTAGACGTTATAGTATTATTAGATTTTGAGGTGTTACCTGAAGTTGCGCGTAACTATATTACACTAAGAGCGTCTAGAATATTCTCAGATAGAGTTGTAGGGGATTTAGGACTATCACAGTTAAATCGACCAGATGAGGCACAAGCTCTACAAGACTTGAAAGAAGCCGAAGCTGATAATGGTAACTACAATATCTTTGATGACTACAGTACATACAGGGTTCTTGAAAGAAGCCCAAGCACAGAGGTAGATGACAATGGCTCTAGTTTCTAAAAAGATACCAAACTTCTTAAATGGTATATCTCAGCAACCTGCTAACATACGCTTAGATACTCAAGGACAAGTACAAGAAAACGGACTGTCTAATACCGTAGATGGTTTACAGAAACGTCCACCTACTGAATATTTAGCTGAGTTAAAACATGGAAATAACTCAGCATTAGGCTCAGACTTATTTATACACACATATGTTAGAAGCAGCGCAGAGCAATATACAATAGTTATAGATATGACAGGAGTCACTGCGAACGCTACTAGCTCAAGTGGCACACTTCCTAAGATTAGTATTTATGACCAAGACGGAACTAGACAATCAAATACAGGTTTTTCAGGTCAAAGGTATTTAGCTAAAACAGACACAGGCGTAGCACCTACAGCAGCAGATTTAAGAGCAGTGTCTATTGCTGACCAGACATACATTCTAAATACTTTAGTGGAAGTAGCTAAAGAAAACACATCAGGTGGTAACAATCAAAGACCTTGGGAAGCATTATACTATCTACGGGAAGCAGACCATGCTGCATTTTATGGCGTAATGGTAACATCTGATGCAGACCGTCACGATTTTGTGGATGTCAATAATGTTCCTGACCCTAGTGTATTTACTCAGATAGGTCAAATACAAACAAAACCTTCTGGCAGTACACAGTATGCTACGAAAACAGGGGCAATATGTAAAACAATTGTAACAGGCACTGATGCTGATTCAGCCTTTACTAACAAAAATAGATTTAACGAAGCCAACTTACCAAACGTAGGTTTTAGTGATTTTGAGACTAGAAGAGGTGACAATTCTCCT